GTATCAAGTACATCATCCTCAACTTCATTGTTGAGGGAGTCCCTGCGGGGAGCCATTCTGTTGTCCTCTCGTGTTTAATGGCATCTTCGGAGTAGCTGATTGATTGCTAATCTCCGTAACTCTATTCTGCTTAGATTGCTGTACCCTCATCATAATCTCTTCCATCGCTTGTCTGATGGGTACACCTTTCTCCATCGCGTCTCCGAGAGCCTTCTTCGCTTGCGGAGGTAGTTGATTAATCATCTGCTCCATCTCAGCAACTTCATCACTCGGTTGTTGAGGTTGCGGCTGTTCTGGAGGTGGTTCGGGTTCTGGTGCGAGTTGTTTCTCAATAGATGCTCTAATCAACTGCCAGTCTTCTTGAGTGACTACGATTTCATCGAACGCACGCTCGAATACACGCATCATTACTAGCATAGATGCAGGGACAGCTTTACCAAACTGACCGAGTACCTGACCGACTTGTATTGCCTCTTCTTTCTTCGCTCGTGCTGTGGGCTTTAACGCAGAACCACCAATACAGCGAAGGGTAAACTTCTGATGAAACTCATAAGGGGACATTGGCATCGTAGCTCCCCATAGTTGACCGCACTTCTCATCAGTGAGTGCGGCAACCATTTCAGCGGGCATCTTACTTACGCATAGTTCAAGAAGACCCGCGCCGATATTACCAATGAACTCCTCTATCTGGTCGATCTTCTCATCAAGGCGAGTCTGCGTTTGTGACTCATAAGACTCGATAGCCTTATTAGTCGTATTGGTCTTATACTCAACTCCCCGCATTACGTTCGTAACTGATGAGACACGATCGATCGCTTGTAGATAAGGTTGAGGATCAAAGAGTTGCATAAACTGTGTAGAAGGGGGAGGTACAGAGAAGATCAGATCGGCCATCTTTTTACCTTCAGGTACTTTAACGCCGATAGCTCCACCTTTCTCTGCACCTCTTAGGAATGCTTCGATGATAGCTGGATCTTTAATTGCATCTATATCGTAGAATAGGTTCTTACGCGCCCATGCGATTGCTCTACGACGCTCTGATGCTATCTCATTAATCGCATCCTGTTGATCGAGATAGTACATCACTTCCGAACGAGCGTAATCTCCCTCGGGATCGGTATAAAACTCCAAACAGTAGACGGGGAAGAAGTTTGTGAGACTATACGGATCGTCCCAAACCCAAATAGGCCACGTCCAATTTTTATCGTGAAACAACAGCAGCCTGCGGGTGACTTTATCGTATACCCTCCAGACCTTCGTATATGTCGCTCTGTTATAGCTTTCTTCGTCATCATACCCATAGCTGTGAAAATCCTTCTGTTCGTCTAACAGTGAGAAGTTATTAATCTCTTCGTCTAGTGAGTGCCCTCCTGATGCACCAGCGTTAAGTACGTGAGTGGGACTATATATAGACTCCCACTGATCCTGTTTATCCTCATTCTTCTTAAAGTACACCGCACGTAGCTGATTAGTGGGTACATAGTCTGCAATCATTAACCAATTGCAGTCAGTCAAATCATTCATCGTCGTACTAGGGTCTCTAAGCACATCTTTCGGATGCCTGAATTTAGCCCACGGACCTGCTGGACTAAGAACGTCAATCTTCTCCTCAAGAGCGGCGAGGCATCCTTCGACCTCTTCAATCTCTTGTATGGATTTGGCTTTAGCGAGTCTATCTGCTTCATGTCCAATCTCATCTAGTGTTGTCTCCGAACTATCCTCCTTATCCGTATATCCGATTTCAATATACGCCACATTTGTAAGCGTACACATGATAATAGCTTTACGAGCTTTAGGCTTGAGATTAATACCGGGGGCTACTTTCTTCGCAAATAGACTATTAACAAGACGCTCGATACATGTGGCTACGTACTGAGATTTCTCGTCGGATATATTACTCGGAGTGACCTCGATGTCGGGGTTCTTAGCGTAGGTTGCCGGAACAAGTGCGGTAGTGTTTGCAAATACGACGTTTTCCGTCTCGATATGCTCGTCAGATACTCCCGTACCTTTACGCGCCATCCTCGACGTGTTAGGTGAACCAGATACACTACTCTCCGTGACCTGATCGTTATTATAGTAGCGAATGCACTCTTCCCACGCATCTATAATACCCTCATTCTTTAATTTAGATTTCGCTTGATCCCTCCGCGATTTCCACAGCTTCCCAAGTGATTTCGATACGGGTATTTTCGTATCTTCCATCATCTTATAAGATGCGGTATACTCTTCGGTCTTCTCTTCGGGCTTAACACCACCCTCTACGAGACTATCATTAATGGCATCATAACCAGCGTCATCTTCAGCCATGATCTATCTCACTCATCTGAGGAGTATTAGTATTGCGATGCCGCCATTTACGTGTCTGGTGCGACTTAAACTCGCCTTCCATCCACTGTAGGAATTTAGGTTCTGCATTATGATTAGGATCTGGTCTAGCAATAGCGTCTAGCTGTGTCAACATATACTTCGTGGTATCCATAGCATGGTCGTTCTTGTCATTCGGTCTATCGTCTCTCTCACCTTTATTATCCTTATCCCAATAGTACCCACCAGCTTCATCAATCCACCAATCTAAATCCCTACTTACATATAAGTGTGGCGCACCGTAGTCTCCGGTGAACGGATTACGATGGAATTTTCCCATTGTGAGGTATGAGCCAACTTTAACAATCCCGCCGAGAATATCATTATTCCCACGACGCATAGGAATACCAAGATTAGCGAACTGAGAGCCAACGGTTTCGTTGATGTTTCCACCATTACTACCGAAGCGTCTGAAGATGTTCGGGTCTGCCCAACAGGACTGATCTTGCGGCATTCCCCATCGATGTCTAATGAGTTTAATCTTTTCCGCCTGCTCAAGTATTCCCATCTCTTTTTTGTAGAAACCGTCCACAAGAATAACGTTGCCGTCGTTGTCAACAAAACCAAGAATGTAACAACTAGGCACAGCGATACCAAAATCGTAGCCATCAATAAGCGGAATAATATACCCGCGCTCGATAAGATCGTCCCAAAGATGGATGATGTCCTTATGCTCGACAGAATGCGTGATATCATTGTATTGCGGATATACCAATCCTTCATATGCTGCCCACTCACCTAGTAGGAAGCGGTCCTTCATCTGTCCGGTATACGTGGACTCTAATCCCTGAATAACGTCAGGCTCTAGTACGTGGGCATTCTCATACGTACTGCCCTCCACGATATCCATGAGGAGTATAGGCTTCTCATTCTCTAAAACCACCTTACCTTTACGGTCTTTTAACACTATAAGGTCAGGCATTATAATCCCGCTCTTCTTAAATACATGGAACGGGTGGACGAGCTTCTTATATACCCAATTACGAGTAGGATTACAGGTGAGGATCATCATACGAGGACCGCTTTTAGGCATCGTAGCGTCATCACCCGTATAAGGTGTACTCCCACGAAGACGGCCCATTAGATCGAGGAAATCTTTGTGGACGATTTCAGGGTCTTCAATCTGGTCTACTACGATCCAATCGTAAGTCGCGCTAAGTAGGTTAGAAGTCGCTGCCTCATCACCACTACGTGATTGCTGTTGGACGTATCTGAAGTTAATCGTAGTACCATTCTTCAACGTACACATATTACTTGAGTTCTGTCCGAGTGGAAATGACTTAACCCACTGCTTCGGACACCACTTAATAAACTCTTTTCGCAATGTATCATTGAGCTTTGGATATGTAGCACGAGCCATAAGACCATTAGAACCGGGATAATCCCTAGCAAACTTGAGAGCTTCAATGCACGCAGTAGCAGTCTTGCCATTAGCAAAACCACCACCAAGAATGCGTATCTTAGCCCGTGACTTGAGGAATCTATCACTCAAGCCGTCCTCTTTTACAATATAATTAGTCATCTACGACGATAGCCTTTAATACTTGGATCTTCCGGCATCTGTTTCCCCTCTTGATACGATCCATATCGCGGATTAAGTGGATCATCAAGATTATTGGGATCACGCCACAGTGGAGGTGTCATCGGATTAGGCGCACCTTCTTGTGGTGTTCCTCCGTTATATGTATTAGGAAGGAAGAACCGCATCAATGCATCCATTACACCATCATTCTCAGCCATTACCTTCGCACTCCGCATCTCTGCATTTCTAGTTGACTACGTGCTAATCGGCGACACTCCGCTTCCGCATTAATTGCATCAACTTCTGCTCGGTCGTAGTACGGAGGCGGACGTGTAATGATTTCCTCACGTCCGCCCCACAACCCGCCAAAGTAATTACATCCCGTCAGTGTTACGAGTGATAGCAGTATTACCGCTACACATCTAAGCATGAATTGCGAAACCAAATACCTTCCAACCGAGAAGGAACAGTAAGATAAACAACAACCAGTCCCATCCCCAACTATAAGGAGCGAATGCCGGCTGTGTCCTCGCAAATCCGAACAAGAGAACGAGTAGCATTATCACCCAGAAGATTAGTCCTATTGGCATGACTATTTCCTCTTCATTGTCGCTCCGATTGCAGCTTGCAGTGATTGTGCTGGTGAACTCATTGGTGCCATTGCTCCAACATTAGACGGGAGAGGTGGTCCCATTGATTTCGGCGGTCCCATCTGACGCAACTGTTGAGGCGGAAACGTTCCACCTTGTTGCATCGATCGTTTCGGTGGACCTTTACCGCGCTTCGGTGCTGCCACTTTTAACCTCCTGCGGTGTTGGTTGCTTCTCTACTAATTCAACACGTCCATTCGCAACATTCTCAACTACTTCAACAGCACCACGAATAATGTCCCATTCCGCACCAGTAGTCGGGATCATCCCATGTGCGCGACTAATGTATTGAATGAGTGCAATTGCTTGTTGTCTCGTCATTACTTCTTACCTTTCGTGACTAGTTCTTCATTTGCAGCGATTTTAGGTGCGGGTTTAGGCGGCGAACTTGCAGGAACGCCGAGTGGTGCTTCCCGTGGGTATTTCTCAAGATTGATATTATTCAAAGATGCAGTGAGAAACGCACTCAACTGTGAAGCGGGGATCTTG